GGCTACACTCCTGGCTAGCTCGCTGTGAGGGCCACTGATGGAAGTTGATACGCTGGCGGTTGCTGCAGACCGCCGCTGCTACATAGAGCAGCTTATGAAGGTGCAGACCAAGGAACGTACAGCTCTGCCCTTCCTGCTCAACAGGCCCCAGCAGATAATCTGGGACGCGATTGGGCCTGGGGCGAGGATAGCGGAGCTCAAGGCACGCCAGATAGGCTCTACTACCGTTTATATAGCGCGATTCCTGGCTGAGTGTATGTCCATACCAGGGACGGTGTCAGTTATCGCATCCGAGAATGACTTCATGACGCAGAGAGCCCTGGCGCGGGCCCACTACTTGTATAGGAGCATACCTGCTCAGTACAAGCCCGAGATGGCCCACAAGTCGGCCTCGGAGATGACCTGGCCGACGCTGGACAGCGTCATGTATATTGCTACGGCTAGGTCCAACCTCCTGGTGAGGGGAGATACTGTGCATAACTTCCTCGGAACTGAGATCGCCCGCTGGCCCGATCCCGAAGGGGCTATGTCGGCCGTGGAGGAGGCTGTGCCTCTGAGCTGCTTCATAGCCCTGGAGAGTACACCCAGGGGCGAAGGGGACTACTTCCACGAGAAGATAAAGGCGGCGATGGACAGGCGGTCATCCTACAAGTTCGTATTCCTGCCCTGGTGGCTGGCCGACGACTACACCCTGCCCACAGGCAGTCCACTTGCTATAGAGGGGGACCGTGGCCGCTTGGAGTATACGCCCGAGGAACAGAACCTTGTTGAGCTGCACGGCTTGAGTGAGGGCCAGATAAGGTGGCGCAGGCGTAAGGTATCTGATAGGGGTTTGGACTTCCCACAGGAGTACCCTGAGGACCCGGTAACCTGCTTCCTATCCTCGGGGGAGATGCTGTTTGATGCTAGGCGGCTGGATGAGCTTGCCAAGGGGTGTTGTCCGGCGCCCACCAGCCTGGACAATGTAATGATATGGCACCAGCCGGTGCCCGGGGGGCTGTACCTAGTGGCTGTGGACCCGACGGTAGGAATACATGATAGAGCGGCGGCGACGGTATGGCTCGTGGGTGAGACGCTGACGCACTGTGCTACGCTGTGGGGACTGTATGACCCCGTGGTGCTGGCCGGGAAGCTTCATACCCTGTGCCGCTACTACAACACTGCCAAGCTCCAGATAGAGTTCAATGGGCCTGGGCAGGCTGTACTTGCTGAGATGCGCAGCTACCCCAACCTGGGGTACCGAATAGACCTCCTGACGGGAGCCCCTACTGGCAGCGTCGGGTGGCTAACCACCAAGGCCAGCAAGGCACACATGATTGCCCAGATGCGGAAGCACATAGGGACGCTGGTTGTACGGGATCTGAACATTATAAGGCAGTTGCGGGGGGCACGCCTGGAGAGAGGTGACATGGTATGGATCGGGGAGGATGACCTTGCCATGTCAGCCATGATAGCCACAGCCACCTACCAGGGGATTATGCAGAGTGGTCTGGGGCTTGTTGGCACGTATGGTTGGGGAGACAACTGGTAGGTGATGTATGCCTGATGCCACTCAGACAATAGCTATCTGTGATGAGCTTGGTAAGCTGTGGTATGGCCGCAACGCCAAGTTCAGGGACTGGTACGACATTCTTGCCTTGTATGACTACCTGAAGCAGAAAGGCATGGAGAGCGTTATCAGTAACAACCCACGCACGTATTATAATGCGGCGTTGCATCTCTTGACTCCACCCACGCCGCCTATACGCATCCCGGTGGAGGGGCTAGACCCAGAGACTACGTCCTGGGCTAACCAGCTTGAGGAGGCTATCAGGGAGAATTGGTACGGGCTAGACCGTAGATACCGCAGGAGGGCACGTAAGGGCTGGATGCAGTACGTCGTGGGGTTGATGCTGGTGACGGGGTGGTACTCGGTGCTGTGTATGGTAGTCGAGGACCAGCTCATAGCCGAGGCGTGGAACCCCATTGAGGTGTACCCTGATTGGGACGGGCTGGAGCTCTATCGCTGTGCCCACGTGTTCATACTGCGTGGGAACCAAGCGCGCCAGTTCGTGAGCCGCAGGGGTTGGAATCTCAAGCGTGTAATCGGTGGGCCATACGATACTGTGACCATATATGACCTGTGGGAAGTGGATGGCAACAAGGTTACTAATACTACGGTGGCAGACACCACCCTAGTCAAACCTACGCGCGCCGAGCCCTTCGACAGCATCCCCATATTTGTAGGGCCCGTGGGTGGTCTGCCCGATGACGGCCCCATATCGGCCACCAGGGCTAGGGCTATCAACCAGGACTGGAGGTCTGAGGTTGGCCAGTCCATCTTCGCTACCAACGAGGGCATGTACAACAATCACAACCGCATGATGACATTCATGCAGCAGATCGTGCGAGATACTGCTCAGCCCAAATACTGGGAGAAGGGGCAGAACCCAGGCATCCTGACCCCCGAGGCCCTGGAGAAGCGCGGGCCCATATTCCGGCTGGGCCAGGGGGATGAGATAGGTACGCTGCAGATGCCTGGCATACCCCTGGAGCTGTCCTCCATACTAAGCCAGTATGAGGGCATGATACAGAGGGGTGGGATACCCGCGGCCATATTCGGGCAGATGGCTGCCTCTATGCCTGTTGGTGCTATGACCCAGGTGGCGGCTGCTACCGTGCAAGCGCTTGCTCTCTTTCACAGAGCAACTGTGGACTTGCTGGGTGATGTCATTAATACCTGGGCGGATGGTATCATTGACGGTACGTATAAGGGCGTGAGCGCCAGGCCCCCGAGCAGTATACCCAGGCGCCTGCTCAGGTTTGATGCCACGTTCCCGCTGCACATTCCTGGGGACTTAATACAAAGGGCTACGGTCCTGCGTATGATCTCCCCTGAAGCGCAGCTATCCCCAGTGACGGGCCTTGACCTTCTGTTTCCGGAGATCGAGGACCCGCTGGGTGAGGTAGCTAAGGTTCGGGCGGCCGCCGCCGGGCGACACCCCATATTCCTCACTTTAGGGCTGGTGTCTGCGCTGCGTGAAGAGGCACGGCTACTCCGGTCCCAGGGCCTCACCGAGGACGCGGAGCTTCTCGAACGTGCTGAATCTGTGGTCAGGGCCAGCCTTGAAGGTGTGATGTCGGGTCAGCAGAACGGTGGTGGCCGCCCACCTGGTGGTGTACCCCCAGCTGGCATGTCTCCGGGGGCACAAGAGGAGCTTGAGCGTCTGGGGGCTGGAGTGACACAGCAGTAGGAGTGACATGGCTAATAGTGTGGTCGGTAGGGATGGCTGCGATGTTGACAGCAAGTGCCTAGAGTGCCCGCTGTCCTCGTGCCTCTATGACGGTGTCCTCCCACGCCAGCGAGTCCCGTATGGTTCTCAGCCGCGCGCCATGGAGCTGCGTGACATGGGTCGGAGTGCCCTTGAGATAGCGGCCACACTTGGCATCAGCCGTAGGAGCGTAGACCGGCTGCTGCGTGGGAGTAACTGATGCAAGACCCGACACAGTTCTATAGGCAGCTTGCCCGAGCTAAGGCCACCCAGTATGGGATTGACCCCGATATCTTTGAGCGCCAGATCGGGCAGGAGAGCGGGTTCAACCCGCTGGCCAGGTCTACTGGTGGCGCATTCGGGATAGCACAGATTATACCCAAGTGGCACCCTGGTGTGGATGTCTGGGACCCCGATGAGGCCCTGGGCTATGCTGCCAGTCTTGTGGCTGGGCATCTGCAGAGATACGGTGGTGATATACGCAAGGCACTGACTGCCTACCATGCCGGCCCGGGGACATTGGATAAGGCCCTGAGTATCGGTGGTGGCGCCTGGGAGCGGTTCATAGAGCAAGCTGCTGCTGCGATGGGGTTTGCAGGTGACGCGGCGCGCATAGGTAGGGACAACAGGACGTACCTGACGCGCATACTTGGTGGTGGGCCGACTGAGCCTCCTGGTGAGGAAGAGCAGAGGCTTGTGTCGGCGGCCCTCCCCACAATCTCGACTGAGACAGAGGCGTTCCCTCCGGAGCCCCCTGTGCCAGCACGTGAGGTGTTGCGGCAGG